TTAGGTGGTGAGGATGTTTCTGTACTCATATATGACGACTTAGTTTATATACGGCAATGGAATGAAAAAATACAATTCTTTGACGTTATAACTATGACAGCAACAATGTACTACAAGCTAATGAAAGCTTGGACGTTACCTGAAGGCACATACACATTGGAGGTGAAAGATGCTTACGAGAAACGAAATGATGGAGATGCTACAAACATCACAGTGTCGAGTGATATTTACAAAACTAAACGGTGAAGAACGTAATATGGTTTGTACTCTCAAAGATGATGTAATTCCAAAAGCAACTAAAGATCCTATCACACAAAAGAAAGTTCGTGATTTGAACGAAGAAGTTCTTGCTGTATGGGATGTAAATAAAGAAGGTTGGAGATCATTTAGAATTTCTAACGTTGTGAGCTTTGTGTGTGAATGACAGGTATTGACTATCAAATATTAATGTGGATGCTATTATTCGTTGCATCAGGTGTTGCTTATATGATCGGTAAGACATATGCTCAACGCCAAACAGACGAAATAATAGATACGACAATTACAATTCTCATTGAAAAAGGGTTTCTTAAAACCGCTATCGATCAGGATGGTGAAGAAATAATTATTCATCCTGATAAAGAGGTGTGACAATCTGTCACACATTTAACTGTGTACAAATGCGTAAAACTGTGATAGAATAACATTATGAAGGAGAAATGTTATGGTTAAAATTCGTAAAAAACGCAAGCCTATGTCAGAAGAACAGCGCAAAGCAGCTGGTGAACGTCTAGCGAAAGCTAGAGCAAAAAGGCAAGCAGCTAATCCACCTCAGTACAAATACATCCACGAGACTGTGCTTGCACGGACTGAGGATGATCCCTTTCACTTTCGAAAGGTACAAGGTTGGATTAAGACTCAGCGTGAAGAGTTAGCACTCGCTCGTAAAGATCTACGAGCAAATACAAAGGGTGCACCTGCACGTGTAGCTAATCATCAAGCTTACATTCGTAATCTTGAGAAGTACTTACGTGATGGTGACTATGTTGATGATTGCTATGGTGAGTATCAACAGAATAAAATTAAATGGCGTTGCGTTGAGCCTGCCTATGATAAAGACGGTATGGCAAAACGTACGCATGGCGTGTTCTACTCAGACATCGGAACTGTTTGGGATGACTTAACTATGGGAGATTAAATGAGCGAAGACTTTTTATCTAAATCTAAATTTAGCAAGATGATCGAGGAAGCTGTTGTACAGAAGAAGCTATCCTATATGGATGCTATCCTCGACATCTGTGAAAAGAACGACATCGAACCAGAAGATGTTCGAAAGTTTGTGAGTCCTATAATCAAGGACAAACTTGAGGCTGAGGCAATGTCTCTTAATTTATTGCCTAAAACAAATTCACTGGATGATAGTTTTTTTGAATAAATATACATGTACATTATGAATTATCCAGTGTATAATATTTCAGTAATACTACAGCAATACGAGGTAACATATGAGTTTTGCAAACTTAAAACGCAATCGCGATCAAATATCAAATTTATTACAAGCTGCTGAAGCAGTCGGCGGCGGTAATACAGAAAAGAAATCCTATGTAGACGAAAGAATGTGGAAGCCAACGGTTGATAAAGCCGGTAATGGTTACGCAGTCATTCGTTTTCTACCAGCCGGAGAAGGACAAGATGTTCCATGGGCCCGATATTGGGATCATGGATTTAAAGGTCCATCTGGTCAGTGGTACATTGAGAAGTCATTGACATCTATTGGTCAAACAGATCCAGTCGGTGAGATGAACTCTCTACTATGGAATTCTGGTATCGAAGCAGACAAAGATAAAGCACGTACACAAAAGCGTCGACTTCATTATGTCTCAAACATTCTTGTTGTATCTGATCCAGGTAATCCTGCCAACGAAGGCAAGGTATTCATGTATCAGTATGGTAAGAAGATCTTCGATAAGATTATGGATATGATGCAACCGTCTTTCCAAGATGAAGAACCGGTGAATCCGTTCGACATGTGGGAAGGTGCTAACTTTAAACTGAAGATTCGTCAGGTTGAAGGGTATCGTAACTATGATAAATCTGAATTTGCATCGACAAGTGCATTGGCTGATAACGATGAGAAGTTAGAAGCTATTTACAATCAGATGCACGATCTATCCGAGTGGACAGATCCAAAGAATTACAAGACATATGATGAACTAAAGACTAAGTTGAATAATATTCTTGGAATGACTGCACCACAAACAGTTGCCGCAGCCGTATCTCTAGATGAGGTTGCGCCACCTAAAGAACCAGCAGCGGCTGTGAATCCTCACATTCCACAGGAACCAGTGACGGCTGAACAAGTATCTGAAGATGAAGAAGATACTATGAGCTACTTTGCTAGATTAGCAAACGCTGACTAACCACCAAAGAGCGAGCGCATATAGTCTTTACTGTATGGCTCGCTTACATCTCCTTGTGGAGTCATATTAGTAATTTGTTGCATAGAAGGACCGTTAGTTGTAGAATTATCTATAACAATCGGCATTTGTTTTGCGCGAGCTTCTGCTGCACGTAAGTCAAGACCACCTTGTTCTTCTACTAGATTCCTAAAATTTCCAGATGCAAATGCACTACCACCAAAAGCCATATTAATATCTCTAGCATTTGTTTGGCTTCTAGCCTTAAAAATACCATAGTTTTTTACTTTAGTTATTTCATCTAAATCAATTATACCATCATTATTTTTATCTAATATTCTAAGACTTGCTAATCTATCTTGAGTGAGCTTCTTATTTTTAGCTACTTTATTCAGTGCTTTAAATCTTTTTAATTCGGCTGATTCTGCAGTAGCTTCTTTTTCTTCCTCATCATCCATACCAAAAGCTTTTTTAAGAACTTTAGCTATACCAGTAAATACGCCTTTAAACACTTCTTTTACTTTATCTCTTAATTGTTTAAATTGTTCTTCAATAAAACCTTCTTGTGTAAATGCCTTTATTGCAAAGTTGAATATTTGCCTTGGTATATCTAAAATATTCCGTAATGCACCAGTAAGTAAGTCTTCAAAAGATGCATCTTTTAATTTTTGAAATACGCCGTCCTTATCTACTTCGAATCCAACAAACTCTGCAACTTTAAATATTAAAGATTTTATAAGATCTGCAGGTGCACCTAAAAAATTACCTAAAAATTTTCCAATAAAATCTGTACCTTGTTTCATAATACTAGATTCTTCTGTCGTCATCCAATCATCAAAAGCTGCTTTGAATGATAAAAAGAACCCGAGCGGTGCAAGTATTTTACCAAATACTCCGCCTATCTTTCCTAATAGACCACCGCCTAATGCACCTATTTTTCCAAAGAAGTTAAATATAGGTTTACCTACTCCACTAGCAAACTTAGCAATGCCATTTGCTATATTCCTAATAGGATTCATAATCCTACCAAACTGAAACTTAAATCTTTGAAATAAATTTGGCTTTGTTAGTTTAGGGTCTATCTTAGCATTGGGTACTAATTTTCCTGTATTATCTATGCCGAACGCTTTTAATGTACTAAGCCTAAGAGCGTTCATTCTCATACCAATTTTAGTAGTAATAGGTCTTTTTTGGAATCTACCTTTTGTATCTCTTGTTAATTCACCAGCTTCTGTTAGGCCGAATGATAAGAATAACATGTTTCTTAAGGCTTTTGCGCCATCAATTATTGATTTACCCCAGCTTGACCATTTTTTAATACTCTTAATCGGTGTTAAAGCCCAGCCTCTTAATCCAGCCGTAGCTGCTGTAACTGCTGCTATTCCGGCAGTAAGAGCTGCTATGTTACCTAACAGACCTCTTAACAACGCAGCAGGATTTAAAAAGAAACCTAAACCTAAACCATCTTTATTTAGGTTAGCAATAGGAGATGCAAACGGTATAGCACTTCGTCTAGCTGTACCTCTATTAGCTTCTCGTTTATTTTCTAAACCTTGACTTCCCTTTTGGAATTTTAATTCTGCAATAAAATCTGTTAGGGCAGTTCCTTGAGCGTCTAACTTTTTGTTAGTTTCTTTTATTTCTTTGACTACGTCTTTGAGACTCATAGAGCTCCCAGCAGGTCCGTTTCCGGTCGACTTAACCATGTCTATCCCTTTGCGCTTGTTCTTTTTGTTCTTTTATGTGTTCCATTAACATAGACAAATAAACTTCTCTTTCCCATGGTATTAATCCGTCTATCTCATTCAATGAATAATTATGATACTGCATCAACTGAAACATAGAATCATAATATTGTGTTAAATTAGTATGAGATAGACACACTAGAAAAAAGACTGTATACCTCTCAATTCTGTTTTATTAGCATGTCCACATGAACAAGTAAATTCTATATCATGTGCCATAGCTGGTATGTTTTCTATCCATTCACGTATAGATTCAAATTGAGTTGTGTTCATACTCTCTAAAAACTCATCTAATTCTTTTGGGTCTTCTTTTTGTAATTCAATTATAGACTCTTCAGTTCTTAAAGACTTTAAACACATTCTAATCATAGCAAATGTAGCCGCAGCGGTTTCGCCTGTCTTTACATGCTCATCCTCAAACAACTCTAGATATGAAGGATGCCTTAATTCTAGTTCCATGCCTGGAGCTAATTCAATAATGCTCTTTATATCTTTTTCTCTTTTGATACCTATATTATCAACAGGTATAATAATCTCATTTGTTGTTTCACATGCTTCGCATGGAACACCTACTTTAGTTGTTTCACCGACCGATTTAGCTCTTATTTTAGTAAACAAATATTCAATATCATACGTAGTTAATTCCCTAGTATTCAATTCATCTACTACACATGCTGTAATCGTATCTAGTATAGCTTGGAGAATATGATCTTGATCCTCCGATTCCATTGCCAATAGTAATACTTTTTCTTCCTTTACTAAAAATGGTCTAAATCTTACCTTTTTATTTGTTGATGGAATAGTAATACTATACTTTGGCGCTTCATTCAGTTTTGGCAGTGCCATAATATAACCTCATTAATTTACAATATTATTAATCGTATTTATTAGCGTTCCTATTGCTCTTGCGTTGCGTGTACTTGTTTGTGTTGCATAGTGAGAGCTTCTCCAATTATCATATTCAAATCCAACTGTAAGCTCGACTAATCCTGGTTCATTTGTTAATGATATTTCACCTAGACTTACTGGGAATGCATTGAGTAATGTAACTTCATATACAACATTAGCTCTTTTAAATATATCAATATCAAGAGTAATTGGTCCTAATCGTAGATCAGTATCTAAAGCAAATCCCTTTTTAAGTTGTAATATCTGCATGTCTCTAGCATATTCAGATTTATAACCAGGAGTGAATGTATTTTGATCTACAATCTTATTTTGCCATTGTTCAAAATAATTTTTAATTCCATAATCATTCAATACTTGAAACGACATTGTTATTTCTTCTGACGCAAACCCATACGCAACTCTTGTTTGTTTGACACCAATCATTCTATCAGATGAAAGTATTCTACGTCCTGGCAATGTTGTTTTACTACATAATAGATTTAATTCTCTTGAGCTATATGCACCCAAGCTAGGCAATGTAATCAAATATTGATGCTGTTGAGCAAAGCCTCCTCTTGCTGCAGCGAGACCTTTCAATTCATTAATACTAGCCATTCCTCATTTTCCTTCTTGAATCTGAATATATTTTACCTTGGCCTGCACCTCTCCATTGAGCTGCTGGTAAGAACGTAGCAATTTCCCATTCAGGTTTATCGATTAAAGCAAATCTACTTCTCACTTGTGTTGTCAAATATCTATGGATAGTTGGTCTAAAATACTTCGAAGGTAATCCATCACCACCTAATAATGCATTCAATGCTTTAGCTCTTGTAGTAGGAGGTAGATAATGTAGATTTAAACCATAGAACCCACCTTCAGCCATTTGTGTTATAACAACAAGAGGAAATGCATCGAAGTATGGTAATGTTGCTCTATGTTTTGCATTGTAATAGAACATATACATGTTACCAACTGGATTTCTCAACGAGTCTTTTAACTTTATTTGCTCTTGGTTAAAGATTGTACCGCCGGTAACTTTACCAAGTTTACCTGCTTTATCTTTAAACCATGCAATAGATTCTTTTGTCCGCGGAGTAATACCTGCACGGAATGCTGCGATCTCTAAGTCTGAAAATAAGTTGCTTTGTGCCATGCATCTATTTATACGCGTTTTTTACGTGTATATGGTTTTAGTGGCTTTGTAGATTTTGGCATGATACCCATCTTTTCAAGAGTATGTTCAGTCCATATCTGAAAACCATAACCACGATCTTTAGCATATCGTTGTGCAGCTTTCCATTTGTTCTGATTCTTCACATATGTCAGACCTTCGTTGATATATCTCTTCGTCTTCCTACCCGGGTACACGGGAGGTACGGTCTGATTAGATGGTTTAATCTCTACAAGGATTGTCTGACCTGATTTAAATGTAATCTTGAGGTCCATGAAGTACCTATGATACTTCTTATCTACTTCATATAGGTATGGTATGACAGTCTCTTCGCTAGACCATGACTTCACATCTGCATTCTCATCACACCATTTGAAACAATATTTCTCCCACATCGATCTAAAAACAATGTTAGTGAAGTCGCCTTTATACTTCTTAGGATTTTTAGGTTTGAATTTTCCAGAGTACGCCATGAAAATTGTTATAAATAGTGTAAATGTTTATTTATAGGATTACTCATGGTTAATAGAAATATAGGATATAGATATTCTTTTCCTCCTAGCATAGATGAAGAATATGCAGATGCTCTTACTGATGAGAAGTATCGTGCAGTACTATCTTTTCAACCTGTAAAAGTAGATGGATCAACAGTCGGTAGTTTAATAGGAAAAGATAATATATTATCTAGACTACTAAGTGGAGAAATAGCTACTTTAGAAGATTTTGGAGAATTTTATAATAATAATTTTAATCCGAATGTTAAACGCGAGAGAGAATCACGTAATATACCTGGTGAGGGCGCATCGTCTGAAGAACTTTCACGAAAAGAAAGACAAGCGGTTAGAACGAATTTAGTAGCCAGAAGAACTGCAGAAAATACTGTAATGCGTGGTAAAAATAATGATGACATAGGAACCCCACAAAATAGATATGTGCATTTGTATATGCCTATGAATATTCAACAAAACGAAAGTGTAGTAGCCGGACCTGAACAACTAGGTATTGCGGGTGGTATGGTTGCATCTACATTGACAGGTGGTGATAGAAGTGTTGTTGATATTGCTAAATCTGCATATAAAGGTACAGTCACTGGTCTAGGTGAGCTTATGGAAGGTAAAGCTTCTGGAGAATTTGGTTCATTAATAGCACAACGGCTTGTAAGTAAATTAAGTACAAATGTTGGAAACGCAGTAGCACTAGGTACAAGAATTGCAGTGAATCCAAATACTAGAGCACTATTTAAACAAGTTAATATACGTGAATGGAATTTTGTATTTCAAATGATACCTACAAGTCCATACGAATCTACATTAATAGAAAATATAATCGATTTCTTTAGGATGGAACAATTGCCTACTGAATTAGTTGCAGCTGGAGGCGTAGGCATGGCATATGAATTTCCTAATTTAATGCATATTAAAGCCTTATATAGGGATGAACGTACAGGTGTATATAAACCTATTCTGACAAGATTCTTACCAGCATACTTGCAAGCAGTAGATGTTACATATAACACTACAGGAATGTCATTCTATGAAGGTGGTAAATTTCACGATGCTACAATGAATTTAAAGTTTATAGAATATAGACCATTAAATAAAGATGATATAGATGTTGAAAGAGAATATCTAGGCAAAACAGATCGTATAAGGCCGAGGGGATAAGATATGAGTCATTTTAAAAATTTTCCTAAGGTATTTTATAATTTTGGTTCTGAAATTGATTCCGTAATATTTCAGAAACTTGGTACGTATGTTGACATCATAGATCAAGTCAGAGATGATATAACGATATATTCTGATTATACTATTTTAGATGGAGATAGGCCTGATATATTATCATATAATTTATACGGCAATATACAATATTATTGGTTAATATTCTATGTAAACGATGCATTGAGAGAAGAAGGTTGGCCTCTTAATGCGAATGAAGTTCAAGAGCAGATGGAAAAGTATTACCCACATGATTTTATTAGAACATATGTTAATTGGTTTAAAAGTGATTTTAAAATAGGTAATCGTGCTACTGGTAAAAAGAGTGGAGCGTTTGGTGATATTGTACAAACTCATCCTGATCTTGGCCAAATCATTGTAGCTAATAATAGTGGTTTTGATTTTCAAAAAGCAGAAACGGTTGAAGCAGGATTTGGTTTCTTTAATCCTGATACAATAGAGATACAAGCTACTGATAAACAGTACAATGCAGTACATCACTATGAAGACGCAGCAGGTAATTATGTAGATATAGATCCATTGCAAGAACCTCCGAGTACCGTTACACCAATCACGTTTGCTGAAAGGTTTATCGATGAGAATGAAAAACGAAAAAGAATCAGAATAATTAAACCAGAAGTAATCAATCAGCTATTTAATGAATTTAACAGAGCACTAAAATAATGTCCGGTACATATTCAGCCAGTGAATACAAAATTCAAGAAGCAGTACTAACTATTCCCGAAAGAGGAATTGAATTAGATATTGGTTCTACAATTCTTGAATTAATCATATATGAATCAGTAAACACTCCATATATTACGGGTAGAATGGTTTGTGTAGATACAGATTATGTCTTTGAACGATTAAAGTTTGATGGCACTGAAAGAATTAAAATAGATATTGCCTCTGATTACGATACTGTTTTAACTAAAAGTTTTTTTATTACTCGAACTCTAGGTAAAACTAAATCTGATGAAAACACATATGCATATAACTTTTATATTGCAGAAGATATATTCTTTTTAGATGTATTAAAATCAGTATCACGTGCATATAAGGGCACACCTGATGAAATAATTCAAAACGTTTTATCTAATGAATTTGGAAGAGACTTAAAATTAATCGGTAAAGCACCATATCAATCGGCATTTAATTATGTTTCGCCGTACATATCACCATTAGCAATTATAGATACTATTCGCCGTAGAGCATATGATGTTACTGGGTTTCCATTTTTTGTATATGCTTCTTTAAAAGAAGAAGAGATAAGAATGAAAAGCTTATCTGAGATGATAGAAAATGATCCTGTAAATAAAATAAGTTTTGTATTCAGTAATGCACAGAATTTTAAAAATGTACCAGAACAACAATTAATTAATGTAGAATCTTTTGAAGAAGATGGCGTAAATGATACAATCGAGTTACTACTCAAAGGTGCAGTGCAAAATCAATACAATGTTTTGAATTTAAGCACAAATAAAAGAAATAAGCAAAATAGATTTAATGTTACAGAAGCATTAGACGTAGGTCCTAATAAATCTATATTTAAAAGAGATTTTACAATACAAGATAAAACTTTAAATGATTTTGACCCTAATGTTATATACAGGGTTGTAAACCATACAACAATGGATGAGTTAGGATATCATGATGAAAAAGATATTGAACAACATTTAAATAAAGTAAAATCGACTGCTCTTGTATCTGCGTTAAGTAAAAAGAAAATAACTGCTGGCATATCTGGTGTTTTTAATTTTCATAAAGATACTGTATTCATTGGAGAGCAAGTTAATTTAACATTACCGCAGTTTGAATCAGAAACTAAAGATACAGTTACAAGCGGATCGTATGTTGTATTAGAAACTAAACATATGTTCTCACAAAATAAATATAACATGTATATGACGTGTAGTCGACTAACACAATCAACTGACGAAACTGTTGCAATTGGACCTAACGCATGATAAATTTTTACGGTGATAATATAAGATGGTTTATTGGCATTGTAGAAAGTAATGCCGATCCATTATATGTAGGACGATGCAGAGTACGTATCTATGGTGCGCATAGTGATGATGTGAATGAAGTACCTGAATCAGCATTGCCCTGGGCTTCTTGTCTTGTGCCAACTACAGAAGATGGTGTAAGCGGATTAGGTAGAAGTCCTAATGTAAAACCAGGTGCATTAGTATTTGGTTTCTTTATGGATGGTAAAACATCACAGCAACCTGTTATTGTGGGTTCAATACCAAGAATAGAAGTCCTCGATGATGATCAATTAAATTCAGTAGACGCTGCAGCCATTGCTGCGAGTGGTTTACCTAATGAAGAAGTACTTAGAGATTTACCTAATAAAGGTATGACTGGATCAGTAGAAACAATAGTAGGCACTAATAATACAGAAAAAGCATTTAACTTTTTAGTTGGTAACGGTTATTCAAAAGAGCAAGCCGCTGGCGTGTGTGGTAACTTTATTGTAGAATCAGGTATGGATCCAACTATAGTTTCGAAAGTACCAGGCGAAGCATCATTTGGTATTGCTCAATGGAACCCTGCAGCTGGTAGGTTACAAAGACTTGAGTCATATGCAGCAGATAGAAACTTAGATTATCGTACATTAGAAACACAATTACAATTCTTTCATTATGAGTTTACTACAGAAGGAAAGTATTACGGCTATAATAAATTTAAAGCGATGGGTAGTTATATTCAAGCAACCGTTCATATATGTGACAAATATGAAAAGCCTGGTGTTAAACACCTTGATAGACGTATTGCAGCCGCTAAGAAAGTACTGGAGACTTATGGATGAGCGTAGATATTCGAAATATAAACCTAACGCTTCTGACTGCATTCAAAAACTCTAACTTTATTATAGTTGGAGAGAAGGCACTGCAGGCCGCTAATGCAACTAAACTGCAATCTGAATCTCTACTTGAGAGTGATCAGACAATTAGCGGTATCAAAAGCATATCTAATATTAATGTTGCTCCATCTATTGCACAGCTCGACACAGTGCTGCCGGCAACTGACGTTAATGATTCGGATGATTCGGATATTAATCTTATTACAGGTACACGATCACAATCAGGTCGATTAAATACGGTTATTGGATCAGGTTCGCCGCAAGCCGTAGGTCAATCATTAGCCACAGTTACAAATCAAAACGCATTTAAATATAGAAATGAACTTAAATCAATAGCAGTTGAAGATGCTAAAGAGTCTGTCATGGATATCGATAACATCTTAACAAATGGCGTTGATCAACACGTAGGTCTTTCTAATTCAATTAGTCTATTTAATATAGCATTCAGTAATGGCATAGGCCAACGAACTGATTCATTATTAGGTAATTGTATTCTGAATATACAAAAAGGTATATTCCCTATCATAGATGATGTTGCGCCTAATATATCTAAAGCAGATAAAGATGAAACTGTACGATTATTATTAGCTGATAGGAAGAGAGAAGCAGCACGATTATTAGAGAAAAATTCTAATCAATACGATGCCTCACAAATTGAACAGAAAATAAATGAAGTACCTATTAGCCAAAAAGAAATATTGAACGAAGCTGATAATAAAGCTATAGGCACAAAGTCTACACAAGACTATGAATTAGCTGCTGGAGAAGGCAATTGGAAAGGTAATCAAACACCTGTTAATGGTAACACATATACATTTGATATTGTAGGTACAAAGGAAGAACTCATTACAGAGTTTAGAGAATCTACAAGAGACATTACTGAATTTGTCACTCACTGGACTGGTACGTTTACTAATCAAAACATTGGTGCACGTGAAGTGCATTCATGGCATTTAGATAGAAACTTTAATGGTTGTGGTTATCATTATGTGATACAAAGAGATGGCAAGTTACAGCGTGGTCGACCATTGAATATTCAAGGTGCACATTCAAAAGCATACGGCCATAATACATATTCTATTGGTGTTACATTTGTAGGTGGATTTAATTGCCCATCTGGCACACCAAACCCAGAAAGATTCTTATCATCAGATAGTTTTACTGAAGAACAGTGGAATACATACGCAATGTTTGTAGAATCATTCTATACTGTGTGGCCAGGTGGCCAGGCCTGGGGTCATAACGATACAACAGATCAAGGTAAGATAGACCCTGGCTTTGATGTGCAGCAATATGTGTATAATAAATTTAATAAAGAAAACATATATGCAGATGGTCAGAATCCTGGATCAGCATTGTCATCAGCACAATTAGAAAAAGCTAGGACGAGAGTAACATGACAACAGAGAACGACGACTATCAGGACCGAATACTCAGATTAGGTAAAGGAAAAACTGATACACAAGGTGTAAACACTAATGCTTTCTCTGATCCGGCTGGCCAGTACCCACGTACTAATAATCATAATCAGTCTTCTATTAACAAAGCAGCAAGAGGTGGCGGTGGTAAACAGCTATCTGTAGGTGGTTCTGTAAAGAATGTAGATCTTGAGGTAGAACCTGCAGCATCGACACAATATGGAATGGCTGATATTCGAGAGACGGCATCAGGTCATGTCATAGAGTTTAATGATACTCCTGGTGGTGAAAGAATATTATTTAGACATAAGACTGGTGCTGGCGTTGAGGTAAGGCCAGACGGTACAGTACTTGTTGTATCTACGAAGAACAAAGTAGAAGTATGTCATGGTAGTAATGAAGTAATTGTAGAAGGTGAAGCAAACCTATCTTACAAAGGTAATTTAACACTTAATGTAACAGGTGATTTTAATGTTAATTGTAGAGACTATAATGTCCATGCTAGGGGCAGCAAAACCGAGCAGATCGACAATAATTCGTCGACGAATATATTTGGAAATTCTGGTAATTCGGTTTCAGGTAATTTTATACAGAGTATTGCAGGCAATACTACGAACCTTACTTTGGGTACGCAGACTCTTGTCACAAAAGGGAATTTGGTAGTAGCAACCGAAGGATCACAAGAAATAGTATCAGGTGGTCCTTCTATAAT